TGTGCCCCTGCAAATCGACCCCCCTCGGCCCCGATGGGGGGGTTCGATTCATTGCCTTTCCATCGCGCTTTTTATCGTATGGCATTGTCGGCAAAGGCTTTGCAGATTAGATGCGTCGTTCGTACCACCACGGTGCAGCGGCACGATGTGATCTGCTTCGAGATCCACAATCGAACCGCACTTAGCGCATTGCACGTTGTTGGCTTTGTGCTGCTTTGCAATGCGTGTCCATGTCCCGCCACGCGAGTGCTGCATCGACTTGCCATGGTCGTATGCCTTGCCCAGGCCACCCTCGAACCTAAACCGTCGCATTCGCAATTCCGTTCACGGCGTCGATCATGCGCTCGGTGTCTTCGAGCCGCCACACGACCAGCCATGGCGCACGGTCCTGCCTGCATACAACGACAGGCACTTGGTCGGCCTTGGCGTCGCGTACTGCCTGCTGCATCCATCGCTCGGCAAAGCCGCATGTCACGCTGCTATACGCGAGGTAGTTGCGCCGCAGGATGCCTGGCAAGTGCTTCAACCGGCAGTAGGCAAGTTCGCCAGCAACGAGGAGCGCCGTGTCTTCGCTTCGCTTGACCCACCATGTGAGCCCTGCCTTGTAGTGCTTTACCTCCCAATGCACGGTCTTTGGGCCCTTGATCGGCTCGATGTCGCCCGACCCCTTGCCGTTGAATTGCTGCGTCCGGTGGAACATGACGCCGAGCAGTTCGCCTACGTCGCGTGCTGCTTCGAGCTCGGCCCGCTTGCCTTTACTGCGTGACTGGGTCATGCGTCCACCCATTGCCCTTGTCGCCACACTTGCGGAGGGGTAGCCGGTGGCCGGTCGTGCTTGGCGTCCGGGTTGCCGTACAGCAAGGCCCGGAGGTCGCTGATTTCCTGCGTCTGCCGAGCGCTCGCCTGGGCGAGGTGCTTGTGCATGTACAGCAGCTCTTCGAGGTACGTCGCCACGACGCCTGGGAGGTGCTTGCGATTCACTTCGAGGAACGTGGTGATCTCATGGATTCGGCGTTGTTGGGCGCTCACGCTGCCACCCCCTTGAGCTTGTGCATGACCACCGCCCGGACGTCGCGAGCGCCTTCGAGGCTCGTCGTGATCCGGTGCAAAGTGTCGTACGGTGCGTTGCCGGTGCGAGCCCAATGCTCGCACAGGAGCCTCCAGCCCCATTGCGCGTCAACGTCAGACAGGCCGTGCTCGCGCATCAACCGGCGGGCGACCCGCAGCTGGGCGTCGGGATCGCCCCGCGGGTCGCGGACGCCAATCCGGGATCGGACCTCCCAGGAGAGATCCCACCCCCCCTGTGCGGCGTCAGCCGCCACGGGGTTAGGTTGGTTGTTAGTTCTCTTGTTAGGATCCCTGTCGCTGAGAGCGACACCACCTGTCGCTGCGGGCGACACCACCTGTCGCTCAGAGCGACAGGTACCTGTCGCTGCGGGCGACAGGTCGAGCATGTAGGTGAGCGCCTTCCCGAAGCCCTTGGCCTGCACCACCTCCTTCTTCCGGAGCGACTGGAGCGCCTTGTTGACGGTGCTGCGATGGAGCCGCGTCTTGGCAGCGAGCGCCGCCTGCGACGGGAAGATCCGCTCGCCGTAATCAGCAAGGGCGAGAAGCACCAGCAGCTCGTCCGAGGTGAGACATGGCGCAAGCCGGAAAACGTCGCTGGAGTGGTTGCGGGCCATCAGAACGGCACCTCCTCGTCGCTCGTCACGGCGACAACGTCGGCGACCACTTCGCCATCCCGGTACGGCTTCAGCGTGACCTCGACCAACACACCTGGCGAGATCGACACCTCCTCGAACGACGTAAACCACTCGGTCACGCCGTCCTGCGCTTCGAGGCCGATGCGGTAGTACGGCTTCCCGGCCTTGGACTCTTTGGCTTGGACTGCCGCAAGAACGCTGCGAACGCGGCGAAGGCCGCCTTCCTGCCCTTTAGACGCGCTCGGAGCCTTCGGGGGACTCGGGAGCCGTCTCGGCGCTTCGGACGCCTCCTGGGGCATCGTAGGGCCGTCTGCGGGCATTTCCTCGGCGAGGCTCGCCTCGGCACCGAGCAACGCGGTCGCCCACCCCATGACGCCCTTCAGCGCCCGGCCGGTAGCCCGCGTCTGCGCCATCATCTGGCGAGCGAAGTAATCGCGCTTTGACCATTGCCGCTCGTCCTCGAACACGCTGCCGATGCCGCGGCCGACGATCTCGCCCTGGTCGTAGACCACCGCGGTCGCCTCCCAGTAGCCGGGAAGGTGCTCGGTCGGCGGAACGTAGCGCAGCTGCTCGACGGCCGTCGTGTAGCCCAGGCTCGAACCGACCGCCTGCGCCCCGGCGACCATGAGGTAGCCCTTGTCGCCGATCCTCTTGATGTACGACTTCTTCACGGCGTGGGCCACGGCGGCCACCGCTTCCTCGTTGCGCTGCACCCGCTGCATCGGGGTCAGGTGGCCCGTCGAGACGGGAACGATCTCGTGCTTCACGCTGCACCCCCTTCCCGCGGATCGAGCACCGGGGCGTGCATCTCGTCCAGCTCCCATTCGAGCTGCTGGCGGATCGTGCGACGCTGCCCTGCTGCACGCTTGGCGAGTGCCTTGTAGTACCCGCCGCCCAAACGCAACGACACCGCCTCATCGGCGTGAACCCGCGGACGTCCTCGCTTGCCTGTTTTTTCCGACATTTGCTGCTCCCATGAGCAGCGCGGTCCGGGTAACGGTCCCGGTGATCCGTGTTATGTTAAACACGATCCCGCGCTGCGCTGAGCAGCATATCGACGATCCGCCGCGCCGTCGCCAGTTTTTTCTGGTCGCACGCAATTCTGTACGCAGTTTGTTCGCAAGCGCGTAACCTGTTGACTGCCCGAGACTTATTGGAGCCGACCTTCACGCGCCAGTCCCACCGCGGCGCGTACGGATCGGCCGTAAGCGTCCACTCGGAGTCGATGTCCTGCTTACAGATCCACCACTCCCCCCGTTGAAGATCCATGCCTCGGATGGCCGCCCGGATTTCCATGCATTTACTGTAGCATGGAAGGATGCAGCAGCAAGGGGTGAATATCCGGGCGGTGCAGCAAGCTGATGCTCGAGCTGCGACCGAGGAATGGCAATCGACCCGCAGCGAGATGGGTTCCGCGCTTGGGTCGTGCTTCTTCTACGTCCTGGCTGTGATCGTGGCCTTCTACGTCGTTCGGGAAGGCGTCACCCGGGGGATGCTTCACGCCTGGGCGAAGCGTGACCGGGACGAGCTGAAGGCCGCCGAGAAGGCCGAAGCTGCGGCACAGGCACGGCGCGCAGCCACGCCAGCACCCGCCGGACGTACGACGGCGTCGCCCGATTCAACGCGGCCTGGCGTTGCTGGCACTTCCCGCAAGGCTTGATTCCGACCGCCTTGGTCGCACCGGCGATGACGTCGCCGAGGCCGGGCTGGCGCGGCGTCGGTTGCATCCTTGCGAACAGCTGCTCGGGTGTTTCAGGCATAGCCCACCGTCACATACTCGGGAAACTCCCACCCGTACCCGATGCGCTCGCAGAGCTTCACGTTCCTGCCGTAGCACGGATCGTCGTATGGGAAGTCGTGCAAGCATTCATTCGCCGAAAAGTATCTGCGTCCTTGGTAATTCCAAAATCCAATGCTTCCAAACGGCGGAGCTGGTTCCCACCAAACTTGAGTGCCAGGGATGTAGAGGATGGCACACGCAAACGTGTACTGGCCGAGGATCGCACGAGGACCCTCTTCGACGCATACCGGCTTGCGGACGTAATACACCAACGCTGTCCAACGATCGTAGGTGTAACAGCCTCCGACACCCTCTGGAAAACACTCGGGGTCATTTGGGAATCCTGTGCCGTGTTCTTTGATGATCTCCTCATTCCTCACGACATACGCGACGGTGATGATGTCCCATGCTCCGCTGCAATCGGTACACATGGGTTCCGAACCCGAGAATTCATCAGGAACCCATGTGTTGCACGGGTGCGGCTGGCATGGCCGGAAGCTCGCGCCGACGGTCACGGCATCGGGAGCATCAACAATCAAGTACGGATGCTCGTAGCACAAATTGGCGGCAGCATTTGCTGCGCCGGTGAAACCCGTGTAGGTAAACGGCACCGTCGGGCTTGGTGACGCGAAACCGACCGAACAATCGAGGATCGGATTTGCGATCAGGTCCATGCCGAAGGTCGCCGTAATTGTTCCCTGCGGCCAGCTAAATGGCGTGTCCCCTCCGACCGGCTCACATGCGGCAGTACAGGTCCAGACGTTGTGCTGTTCAAACTCGCCAGCCGCACACTTGTCGACATAGAACTCCCATAGGGGTGACTGAACGTCTTCGAGCGGCGACCCGATTTCATCGCATTGTGTCGGGCATATCCCGTCCCATTCCGTCACGACGAAGCCGTACGTCCAGCACTTGCACACGACCGTGCCAAGGTCTACGACGTAGTCGGCGGTGTCGATGCCGCAATTCTCGCCCGACGTGGCACAGCAATCCGAGCCGATGCACGGTTGCTTTCCTCCGCAGCAGCAGCGCCGCCGACTCACTTCTTCGACCGACGGCAGTAGATGAACCCGGCGACCAGCCCGGTCACGCCGAGGAGAAGCCCGAACCACAGGGAGCCGAGGAACGATTCAACGCTTGCGAGCATGGGAAGCCTTTCGAGGTGCGCGGCGAGCTGCGAAGCCGAGGCCGACCGAGCAGCCTGCGGCGAACGTGATGACGAGGAGCCCAAGGAGCCAGAACGTGTATGCGTATGTGGGGAGCGTCATTTCCGACCTCTGATGTAGTAGATCGCGCCGAAGACGGCCGCTGCAATGACGGCGAAGGACAGGTACTGAAGCGTCTGGTAGACGGGGTGCTCGTCATCCGAGACGTAGGCCACCTGCTGGTGCACCTCGGCCGCGGCGATTTCGATGGCGTCGAGATCCGCCTGGGCGGCGTCGAGGTGCCGCTTGGCGCTGCCAGCGCGGCCGCGCACGGTGTTCGTCTCCTGGGCGATGATCGCCGTGGCCGACGCGCAGCCGGTGAGCGGGAGGATGACCGCGGCGGCCTTCACGCGAACACCCGGTATGGGATGCCAGGCTCGGGCGTGAACGTCGGCAGCTGATCTACCTGGTCGGGCGTGAGCTCGAACGTGACGCGGATGTTGGCGTGGAACCGGCTGTCGCCGTCGCGGATCACCTCGCCCTCGGGGTCGAGCTGCGCCGGGATCGGCCCGATGCGGTCCACATAGCAGCCCGCGACGGGATAGGTTCCCATCGGGCCGTCCTCAAGTAGTCCTGCGGCTTCCAACGCATCGTCCATCTGCGCCTCGGTGTCGGTGCGGAGCATGTAGTCGGTCATAGGGTGGTCATCGCCTGAAGTTGTGCGGATGTCATCAGCGTCGGCCAGTACTTGAGCGACGAGATTGTCATGCTCGGGTAATCGGTCGCCGCTCCGGCGCCATACAGGATTTGCAACTTGCTAGCAGGACGAACCGTGCTTGCGACTCCGGTGGTGTTTCCCGTGGTTCCGTTTAGGGCAACGGCAAGTGTTGCGAGCGTTGGATTTGCGACTGCTGACGCGGACATCGCGTACTTGAATCGAGCGACGGGCGGCACATTTGCGCTCGTCGTTTCAAGCGTGGTCGTACCGTTTGCAAGCGGCCAATTCCCGAGCAGATCATCGGTTGTCGTGATGATCGCGCTGGAAATGACGTTCGATGCATCGACGAACCGGATGCTTCGCGGGAATGCGGACGATGCGTTCTTGTTCCAGAATGCCGTAATCGCGACGGTGCCGACGCTCAAGTTGTAGGACAACGCGGAAATGTCGGCCATCTCCATCTGGTCCTGCACCCTCGTCGCCGTGCTTGCGCCCGTGGGGATTAGGCTGCTGGCCCCGCTGCCTGTTTCTAGTTGGAACCCGAAAACGTAGAACGTGTCTCCGGTGACGCCAATAGTGACGGACATGAAATAGACGTAGACCTGCGTGGTTGCCGCGGGCAACGTGTACGTCTGCGTCAATCGTGTCCATCCGGTGTTGTTGTATGTCCCGGTTGTCGCTGTTGGCGTAACGTCGCCGATGGTTCCGTTGACTGCATATAGGCGTGGATTGTGGCCGACTGGTCCACGAATCCAATACGACACCGTATAAGTCCCACCGCCCGTAAGTCCGGTGATGCTTGTTGCGAACGATGAGTAGTTTCCCGCAGTTCCGCACACGAGTTTCGTCGCGTTGTTCGTTCCATCAGGAGAAAGAAGATCCGTGGTGTTGTTCGTGGGAGTTCGGTGCCCACCAATAGTCCACACCGAAGTGGCGCCGTTGCTTTGAGTCACTAGATTCGTTGCGCTTCCCTCCACCAGCAGCCCGCGAGGCGTGGGTGGCGTAGTGGTGGGGTCGTGGTCGAAGCGGGCGACGTTGTTGCTCATCGTCTCCACGAAGCCGCTGGCGTTGATCCGCGTGCCGGTGCTGCCCCGCGTGAACGTCAGGCCGAGAGCCGTGAGGTCGGCCGTCGCGGTCATCGTGGTGAAATCAAGGTTGAGCGTAGAGCCGTCGCCGGAAATCGCGCCGCGGCGCATCATGGAACCCATCATGGAATGGCCTCGAAGGAGGTGCGGACGTACACGTTCGCGATGTGCAGATTCTCGGCGTTGGCCGAAGGGTCCGCGTACATGATCAGGGTGCCCCAGGAGTTGGCCGGAAGCGTCGCCGTCTGGGCGGCCGTAAACGTCGCGGTCGCCGTGCCGCCGCCCTGGCTCACGACGGCGCTGGTGCCCGTCACGCTAACGCTGCCGACCACAAGCTTGGCGACAGGCGTGTATCCCGACCAGTTGAAGTTGTTGCCGCCCACGACGTGAACGTGGTACGAGACTGTGTGGTTCTCGCCGCGGACGATGACTTGCGTCGGCAGGAGCGTTGCGAGCTGGAGATTAGACATCCGTGCACCTCACGGGGTTGGGGCGATCGAAGAAGGCGTAGGCGTTGCCGCCGAGGTCGTACACGACGAACACCATGGCGACCGCCGTCAGGCTCGACGTCGTCCAGGCGGACCCGGTCCACACGCTGCCGACCGGGCCGATTGTGCTCGCCGGGGTCGTGATATCCATGCCGTCTACGATGGTTGCCGTGTTGAACTCCTCGCGCAGATTCCGGCACGTCGTGTAGTTGAAACGCGGGTCGGTCACGGTGGAGATGCCAGCGCCCGCAATCGACGCGGGTACCCACAGGGACACGGTGTAAGTCCACCGGTTGGTGGCGAGCGCCGCCGCGGCCGTGATGCTGCACAAGCCCTGCGCGACGATGTTCCCCTGGACGATCTGCGACTGCGCCCAGCGGATGCCCTCGGTGCTTTCGGCGACCAGCTCCGAGGAGTCGGTCCACCGGTTGCAGACGAACTTGTTCGCCGAACCGAACAGTCCCTGCTCGAACTTGGGTCGCATGTAGGTCATGGGTACGTCGGCCCTGCCTTATCGAACTGGTCGTAGATCGGCTGCGTGAACAGCGCCTTCAGGTCGGCCGTGGCGCTGTATGGCTGGTACCACACAACCGTCGCAGCCTGCATGTATTGCGTTCCGGCGATGGTCACGCCTGGGAGAAGCTTGGGCTCGCCCGTCGGGTGTGGCATGGCCAGCTGCTCAAGGTGGAACCACTCGTCGTAGACGTAGGTGATCGTGACGCGCCACACCTCGTTGTCGAGGGTCGCGGCGATGCCCTGACAGAGCACCGTGCCAGTCGGCCACCCGAGGAATGCGGCGTTGTTGCGCTTGTTGACGTAGGTACTCAACCAGGTGGACCACGCCGGGTCCGCGGCGACCGAGCTGGTGCCGGGTGCAGGTGGCGTCCGGTCGACAAGCGTCTCAATTTGGATCGTCTGCTGCTTGACCTTCCGGCTCCGCGGGTTGCCGTTCAGGTCGATCTTGGTCCCGGTGATGTCGGCGGTCGCAGGCCATGCTGCGGTGCCGTTGGCCGGGAGCGTCGCGTCGCGCCACGCGGCGACTTGGCGGATGCCGCTGGTGCGCGTTTGCTTGACGTATCCGATGCCCCATGGGCTGTCGTTGTATTCAAACTCGACCGAGGTGAACTCGGCCGTCACGTTCCAGACGTACGCGGCTTCCCGCGCCGGCGTGACATTGACCGAACGGCAAATGTAGCCCTTGCTGAAGTCGTTACCCGTGCCGGACCAGAAGAACGACGGCAACCGCTGCTGCGGGCGAACCGGGAGGTTCGTGAGAACGTGCCCTTCGCCTGGGAACGGGTCCGTATTGTTAGTTGGCACCCACCGCAGGATGTACTGCAACGTCAGCCGCTGCTCGCCCCAACGGTCGGACACCGTGTGCGACCGGCTGTTGGCGACCTCAATGTTCGACCACGTTCCCATCAGGAGCCTCCGAGCTTTCGGTCGATGTTCTCAAGCGCCCGTGTCTGGCGTTCCATCATGCCAGGCTCGTCGTAGGCCATGCCGCGAGCAGACCCGCCGAGGCTGAATCCCTGTCCGCCGTACAAGCCCATACCGCCAGCCGCCTCGAACGCCGCTCCCGTGATCGTCCGCTCCGCGCCCTGGCCGGTCAGGACGCCCGTGGTGTTGATCAGGAACTGGTCGAGCGTCGCACCGGCGACCGCCTTGGTGCTCTCCCAGATGCTTGTCCAGAACGCCGTTGCGGCGTTCATGTCGGGTGCCTGCTCGATGATGCGCGCGGCCCGCTCCTCGACGCGGAACTGCTGCTCCCGGGCCGAGGCGGCCGCACCCGCGCCGAGCGCCTGCCCGACGGCGACGTCGGCCTGCATCTGGGCGGCCGTGAGCTGGCCCTTCGCAGCTGCGGCCTCCGGGCTGAACTTGAACGCCAGCTGGTTCAGCTCGTCAACCCGGTTGGTGATAGTCGAGATGATGCTCTGAAGCGCCCCAAAGCCAGCTTGGGCAACGCCAAGCGCCGCCGTCATGCTCGTCGCGGTGGCCGTGCGACGGGCCGTCCGGTTGAGCTTGTCGAGCTCCTTGTTGGTCGCGGCGACGCCCTTCACCACGCCCGAGGTGTCCATGGCGACCTGAATGGTCGACTTCATGCTCTTGTCAGCCATGGGAGCCCTTTAGCCACGGGAAGATGGAGTTGGGACGCTTGCCGGTCAGAGCGCAGGCGATGACCACCAGCGCGTTCTCGATGCGCTCCTCGGTGGTCAGCTCCTGGGATGACAGGCCGACGGGCATGGTCATGCGTTGCTCGGGACTTGCGATGCGCCAGAGCCTGCGCTCGGCGCGACCGTAGGGCGTGGCCGGTTGACCTCGGCAAGGAGCGCCGCGGCGAGGTCGGCGCGGATGGTGCCCGCTTCCTTGGGGTTGGTCAGGAACGGGGTGCCGTCCGGGCACTCGATCGTCGTGACCCACCAGTACGGGTTCGTCGCCGACGTCTGCGCTTCGGCGAGGGTCGGCTCGCGGAACACTAGCGGGCCGATTTCCTCGATGGTGACCGTGCGCCGCCGGGCGGTGAGCTGTTCAATCGGGATCGGCACTTACTGCTCCTCCCAGGAGAGTTCCCACAAGGCGAGGTCGGTGCCGTTGTCGTTGATCGACGCCGAGGTGATGTGGACGTTCATTGCTGCCGTGCCGGTTCCCCATTCGTCGAACAGGAACGTGCCCTGGTCCTGATACTTGAGCGTCAGCGTCACACCAAGTCCGCTCGTCGCGCCAGCAAGGTCGTTGGGAAACAGGTGCAAACGGAGGTTGTCATCGACTGTGGACGTCTGGCGCAGCAGCGTCAGGGTGCCCGAGCGGCGGATGCGGCCGGGAAGCCGCTTCTCGCGGTAGTCGCCGAGCGTGGTGGCGTCAAACGACGCCCGCTCGACGTTCATGGTGAAAGAACGAACAGCGACGGTTGTGGTGCCGTTGAACGTAACGGTTCCGCCGAAGCCTGTGATGTATCCCATGGTCAGATTCCTTGGAAGGTGAAGGTCATGGTGCAGACGCGCTCGTCGCCTTCGGAGCCGTCTGCCTGTGATTCAGTACGCATCGAGGTCGAGATCGCCGTGAGCACAAGCTTCGCGTACGTCGCGCCCAAGGTGGTCGGGTTGTCCCAGTAGTCCACGATGTCATCAGCCACCTGGATGACGCCGAGCGCCGTGTCGCCGTAAATGTTGACCTCACAGGTCACGATCCACGACGCAGCCGGTTGACCTGGCTGCGTCACCTGGCACTCGGCTCCGGTGAGCTCCCACACGACCGCGGGCGTCTGCGAGCCAGGCCGACGCATGCCGACGGCGACGTCGGCCGTCACGGCGTTGTCCATGTGCTGCTGAAGCGCCTTGGCGACCTTCTCAAGTGCCAGGACGCTCATGGCTTGCCGCCCTTCGAGAGCAGCTTCTTTGCCTCAAGCAGCGCCTCGGCGCTCAATTCGCGCATGATCTTCTGCACGTTGAACAGCGCCCAGCGGTAGGAGATGAATCGCCCGGCGACGCGCCCACCGCTCGCCTTGTGCTTGAAGCCCGATTCCAACAGGTGGAACACCCGCTGGCGGCCCTTGGCGACGCTGGAGTTCTTCGCCTTGCGGCCGTACCGGACGCCGATCTGTGCGGCAATGACGCCTGCCTGCCCGTGCATTCGGCGTGGCGATGTCATTTCAGTCGCGGCCGAAATGGCGAGCCGATGCTTCATGGACGGGCCGCGGAAACGCGCCATGAGCCACTTCCGCCCGAGGTCGCCGACGTACGGCTTCAGCACCTTGCGGAACACGCGCTTTCGGAGCGCCTCGTTCACGTTAATCGGCAGCCGTTCGAGGGTCCGCCGCAGCTCGGCGTCTTCAAGCTTGATCTTGACGGCGGTGGCGGTCACAGCACCACCTCGACGGCAATGATTTCCATGTTCCGGCGGCGCTGGTCGCGGTCGGTCGCGCCGCGGATGTTGAGGTAGCGGGTCGTGCCACCGTCGGACCAGAGCAACCGGCTGCGCGTCGAGATCGACGGGTGCCAGGGGCACAGGATTCGGTAGTTGCTCTGAATCGCCGGGCCGCCATCGTCCACGCTTTCGGCGGTGTCGAGCTGCTCGATGTGCATGGGGATCACGGCGACGTCGGACCATGTCTCGACGGCCTGCCCGAGATCGTCCACCGTCGTGGCAGGGTTCTGCAACGTCGCGACAAGCCGCATCATGCCATGCGGGACGTGCGCCATCAGCCGATCCCCTTGCCCATCATGGCGGAAATGCGGTCCCAGTAGTCGCTCGACAGGACCACCGTGTCATCCCCGCGGCTCTGAACGTGCTGCGTGACACGCTGTAACAGCGCCATTTCAAGCAGCGGGTTCAGCGTGTTCGAGCCGACCGACATAGTCAGGATGAGCGGGTAGGTGCGCGTCGCGTCCTGCTCGATGAGCCCGATGATTTCCTTGCTCAATTTTGCGTATTGCAACCCGTTGATCGTGACGATTGGGTGCGACTGCGTAAACCCATCATCGTCAAGAGAAGACACCGCCGTGACCGGCTGCCGGGTGAGAAGTACCAGCTTCTCCGTGTTCGTGGGCTCGACGCCGACGTACTGCGTCCGTGTGACCGGATCGACCACCCAGCCGGTGCGCTCCTCAAGCTCGCGCACGGCAGCCTCCCAGGCAATCTGGATGGCCGGATCGTCCTCGGTGTGAGGGATGCGAGCCCAGGCGCGGAACTTGGCAAGGTCCAGGGGCATCGTGCTCCTTCAAGCAGGGGCGTCGGGGGTGCAGCCCGACGCCCCTGCCGATGGGAGGAGAAGAACCGTCAGGTGAGCGTGATGCGGAGGGCGGCGACCGCCTTCGGGCGCACGACCTTCGAGTTCACGAAGACCATGCCCTGGAACTTCACAAGGCCCGGCGTCGTGATGTCGTCCCGCATCATCGAGATGCCGCCCCATTCACGGATGGCGAACGCCTCGCGCACGTTGGCAAACATGAGCGGCACGGACGTCGTCACGGCCGCCGTCTGCCGTCCGGGGGCGTACGGCGCGATGTACACCGGGCGGCCCATGAGCGTGAAGCCGGACGCCTGCGTCAGACCAGCGTCCGAGCTCGGGACGAAGATCGGCACGTTCGAGCCGGTGTCCGCGGCACGCAGCTGGGCGATGCGGTAGTAGGCATCCTGGGACATGACCCACGCCGCTTCGTTCCAGTACTCGGCCGGGAGCGTGCTGTACCGGAGCTCCGTCAGGCGGGCGACGGTGAACGCGCCATCCCAGCCGCTGCCGCTGCCGTGCGCCGCGGTGACGAGGATTCCGTTGTAGGCAGCGTCGTTCTTGAAAAGGCCCGTCGGCTGGTCGCTGCCCGTGCCGACCGTGTAACCGGATTCAATGCCGCGGGCGATGATCCGCTGGAGGTGCTGCATCACTTCCGACTCGATGTCGAAGTTCGACTGCCGCACGACCCATTGGGTGAGCTCGGACTTCGGGAGCCCGCCGACCGGGTTGAGGTTCACCTCGGCCCATTGTCCGTCCACCGCGGTGGTGCCCTTGGTCGCTTCCGTGGTCCAGAAGCTCGACACCGCGTCGCTGGTGTACAGGTCGTTGCGCCGGAGCGTCACGCTGCCCTGAACGCCTGTGCGGAGGTCAGCCAGGTTGCGGACCACCGTGTTCCGCTCAAGGTAGCGGAGGATGCCGTCCTCGTAGACCTTGGGCACCAGCACGCCCGACGAGGTGCTGGTCGTGACGTCGCGCACTTCCGGCGCACGGCCACCCTGGCACCACGACAGGAACTGGTCCCGGTACTCGGTGCTGGCCCGCCACTCGGTCGAACGCTCGCGGTTCTCCGCGGCGATCTTCGAGGTGGCGGCGTGGCTCGCGAACTTCTCGCGCAGCTCGGCCGCGGACCGCTTCTGGTTGAGCTCCTTGAGCTCGTCCATCAGCTCGGTCGCACGGGCTTCCTGCTCGGCGCTGATCTCGTCGTGCGCGAGAATGCCGTTGACTTCCGCCTCAATCGCCTTGCGGCGCTCGATGATCTCTGCCTGCTTCATAGCGTGATGCTCCGGTACCGCAGACGAAGCCGGGCGAGCGCCCGGCTGTAGGTGCGAGCTTCGGCGGCCGTCTGCGGGTACGCGCCGGATTCGACAATGGAAACCTCCCGGAGATCGACGTCCAGGAGGGTGCGCTCGGTGCCCTTCCAGGCGTCCGAGCGAACGAAGAAGCCAAACGACATTTCGGACAGGACGCCCGAATCGACCAGCGCGTAGACGTCCTTCGCCCGCTGCGTGTCGGGCAGCTCGACGTCGAACGCCAGCCCGCGTGTGTCACTCGCGAGCTTCAGGCGCTGGCTTTTGGTGTTGGCGAGCAGCTCGCGCCGGTCATGGCCGACCAGCAGCGAGATGTTCCCGGCGAGGCTCCGGTCGAATGCGCCACGGGCGACGCGCTCGGTGAACGGCTTGCCGCCGTTGACGCTGCGAACGACCAGCGGATGGCTCGGTGCGTCGTACACCGCGGCGTAACCGGCGATCCGGTTGCCTTGGCGCTCGAAGGTCGTCGTACGGACCTCAAGCATTGTCGGGCTCCTCGTTGTCGGGCCCAATGGCCGCGGATGCGCCGCCAGGCATCGTGACGGTCGGCGTGTCGAGCCCTTCGACGGGAGGCAACCCGAGGGCATGCCTTGCGTCGTTGGGGCTCATGACGCCTGCGAGCACAAGCTTCGAGTACGACATGCCCTGGTCGCGCAGGTTGCCCCGGGTGATCGGGGTGACGTCAAACCGGACACGCTCGCCGGGGCCGCAGAGCTTGCGCGTGAGCTCCGACTCCCACGCACTCGCCCATGCGGCGATGGCTCCGTCGGCGTATGCCCGCGCCGTTTCGGCCTGGCTCGACAACGCCCCGCCGCCCTGCTGGAACAGCATTTCGGGCGGGACGCCGAACGCACGGGCGATTTCCTGAATCGAGAAGCGCCGCGAGTCGAGCATGGTGCCCGACGTCTCCTGGCTGATCTTCTCGGCCTTCATGCCTTCGCGCAGGATGAGCGGGCGCGATGCGCCGTCTGCGGTCGCGTGCATGTTCTGCCAAGCGTCGCGGATGGCCTGCACCGTCTGGTCGCTCATGGCACCGGGGTGCGTGATGGCGACCTTCCCGAGCGATCCGGTCCGCGTGAGTGCGGCGTGGGCCGAGTTCTCGTCCGCGGCGCACTCCATGGCCGGCCGGGCCGCTTCGAGCGGCGAGCGGTACCAGCACGGGTTCAGGTAATCCGGGTAGCAGCCAACGTGCAGTACCTGGTCGCTGGCAAGGGTCGCGCCGCCGATCTTGTAAATGACGCCCTCATCGGTGACTTCGGACAGCATGGCGTCCGCGGGCACCGGCTGGAGCTCGGCCACCGAGCCGTCCGAACCGCGGCGGATGATGGCGATGCCGTTGCCGTACGTCAGCGCGACCGACGTCGTGTAGCGCCGGAACTCGAACCCGGTCTGCCACCGGCTCGCCTCGCGTCCAAGCAGCGCGACCACCGGATGGTCGGTGATTTCCTGCCCTTCGCTGTTGTAGACATGCACCGGGAGACGGGCAATGTCGGCCGAAATCAGGTTCACGGCGCGGATGACCGCTGGCAGCGAGGCCGCGGATTGCGGCGTCAGCTGCGGCGGCCAGGCGTAGACAACCACGCCCGAGCGGAACCCGAAGAACCGTGAGAAGAAGCCCACGGTCGCATAGAACACAAGTGCCCAAAATCGTCAAGGCCAATTCCGGCAAACACGGACTATCCGAGCGGACAAGTTGATGCGCTCAAGCCGGTGGCCGTGCGGACTTGGTGATGCTCCATGAGCAGCGCCGCCATGTTCCCCGCGACCACGGCGTCGGTGTTGCCGGAGCTGCGGCCCTTCACCGGCCGGATGTTGCCGACGTTGTCGGCGATGAGGCGCACCGAGTTCAGCGCCGCCCGCAGGACCGGGTCGGGCTCGTAGTGCAGCTGCTTCGACTTCAACAGGTCGCCCCAGAGTTTCCAAGCCGGTGCCATCGTGCGGATCGATTGATCGACCGGAACAATCGGCCAGCCCTTGTCCATCCACCGCTTGATGTCCTTCGCCTGGCTCGGGTGCGGGTCAACGCCGATCTTTCTAACCCCGAATTGGTGCATCAGGTTCTCGATTTCTGCTTCCACGATGGTCATATCGTGCCATTCGCCGGGCATCCGCCGGAGGTGGCCCTGCTCGACCCACGCGCCGAGCGGCTGCTTGCACCGCTTCTCGTCGCGCGCCATGTCGGTCCCTGCCCACCAGGAGACGTTCCGCGCCCGGATGACGCCGCCGTCCACGACCATCAGGCACAGGGTCGTGAGGTCGAGCTGCGGCCCGTAGCCGCCGCGGGACAGGTCGAGGCCGATGACCGCCGGCGCGCCCTGGAGCCGGGTCCAGTCGGCCGGCTGCATCTGCCGCTCAAGCACGGCGAGGTCGATGTCGGTCGTGGCGAGTTCGTGATATCGGCAAGCGAGCTGCGTCTCGAACTCGGCGATCTGCGCCGGGTCGCCCGACTCCAGCATGGTCCGCGCCGAGAGTTCGAGCTGGCCGGGGTCGATGATCACGTTCAACGCCGGGTGCGCCTTCGGCCAGGCGGCCGGGTCCGCGGCTTGGTCATCCTGCTCGAGGCCGTAGAGCATCGGCCACCAGCCCGCCGGGTACGGGGTGCCGTCGGCGATGGCCCGCTCGAGGGCGTCCCAGTAGCCCCAGATGGGCCGCGTCTTCTGCTCGGGGTCAGGCGTCGTGATAGCGAGAAGCTGCGACGTCGGGAACTTGGCGAGCCCCGTCAGCAGCCGGCCGAACGCCTTCTCCATGCGGGCGACCTCGTCCGCGATGACCATGCGGGTCGTGAGCCCGTCGAGCGCCTTGTCCGTGCATGGCAGCGAGATGTACCGGTTGTTCCCGTGCTTCACCCGCCCAGGGTGCGCGGGCGTCGAGCCGCCCGTCGATTTCCACTCGGCGACGCCGAGCGTCTCGGACATGACCGCCATGCGCTCGAAGGTCTTCTGCGCGAGCCGCGAATCCGGCGCGACGCTCGCAAACTCCAAGCGCGTCGAGCCGTCCCGCATGGCCGCCATGAGCAGACTCGCCGCGAACTCGGTCTTCCCGTTGCCGCGGGCCACCGCCAGCAGCAGCGCCTTCGTCGCCGGGGTGTCCGACTTGCGACCGTCCACCACGCGCCGGCGGGCGAGCAGGATCATGGCCACCATGCATTGCCACGGCATCCAGACGAGCGGCTGGCCCGCGCCAGCTTCCGCGCCCTGCCCGCACTTGAGCGCGAACGCCCTGGCGTCCTCGGCGAGCTGCTCGTCCCACCAGACGCCGTGCTCGCCTGGCTTCGCCCGCTCGGCGAGGTACCGACGGCACGAATCGCGGATACGGGCGTTCGCCACGATCGACC